TTGGTCGGGCTGACAGGATTTGAACCTGCTCGTCTACCTTGTGTTTATGCGGTCGATCCGCATGATCTCGCGGATCTTATTGTGTTGAGTTTTTTCTAATTGCTTTGACTTTATCCGATTTGTGACAAAATGACACATCGGTTTTTAGTCGGTTTTCCACTCGCGCTCTCGCGGTCGTGACAATGCGCACACACTACTCTCGCAACTAGGCCGGCGCACCGTTATTTAGGTCCGGTGCGTACTGCTCTAGCCTGGCCAGCAATTCCTCGATGCGCTGGATCCGGCGAGGCAGATCTGCAAAGTATTCCGCATCGGAAAAATCACTAATCGACATCCTGCCGCCATCGAATGACATCGAGCCATGCATGTGCGCAAGCGTGAGATCGCCTGCCGGCATGTCACTAGCCAGGGCCTCGTCGATAACACCTTGTTTCCATCCAAGCAAGTCCTCGATGATGCGCAAGTTAGCTGCGCGGGGCCATGCGTTGCCAGACTCAAAGTTCGCATAGGTGTTAAAGCTGATCCGATCCTCGTCGGCAAATAGCTCTTTGCGAGTCCGGTTGCCTCGCTGCAGCCTAGCCAGGGCGATGATCTTGCGTTGGGTTGTGTTGAGTTGTGTGCTCATGCGTTCAGCATACACATAGACATGGGTTTAGAAAAGATTTTCTTTCCGCATTTGGCCAGGTCAGCTCGTGACTATTACTTAAATGTTAAACGACACGAGTGTAGTTCGGCTTGATTACTTGATTATTCTTGTGTTTACTTGTGGATCACACCCAGAAAAACACATAACCGAAAGAGGCTCACATGTCACAGAGTGATCTCTACTACACCGCTGAGGATGTCGCAGAAAAGACTCGCTACGGCGTCGAGACTGTCTGGCGGCGATGCCGAATGTACCAGCAAGGCAAACCGGGCGGATGGCCACACCGACGCGATGGCCGATCGATCCGATTCACACAAGACGATCTCGACGCTATCGATCAACTCATGCACCCGAAACCGCGGAAACACCACGGCGGATCGCACAAGCGTAAACCGCTGGCACTCTAGAGAGGGCATCACACATGGCAAACACCAGTCATCTCGGCATCTATCCGGACACAACTGCACTCGATCACGATGCGCAGATCCATCTAAGAAAAGCACTCGTGCACCTGCGCTCTGCAGGCGTCTCGCACGAGGATGCGATCGCCTCGATGCGCAGAGCGCTCGACGAGCTAGAACCTCGCATCACCGAATAAGCACCAAGCACATCTCGCGCATCTCGCCCACATCACCTACTAGAACCGATCCGAGCTACGCGCACGGACGAGGAAAAGGGTTTATTTGTCATGCCTAAAAACTTAGGGATCCGAAAAACCGCAACACAGTATCGAGACGAGATCATCGAGCACTACGAGGCGATCGGAGATCCGATCAGCAAGTCTCGTGCGATGAAGCTAGCGATCAAAATGCACCGCAAGCGCGATCAGATCCGCAACTTCGAGCATGGCTTGCGCATCCTCGGCATCTACACCGATGCAACACCGCGCACAGCGCTGCGAAACGTCGAGGAGGCTAAAGCATGAGCCGGCCAGCGGTGCTCACCGATCCGGACTGGCACGATCATGCAGTGCAGGCCATCGTCCGGATCGCACGAGAGCAAGGCACCGTTACCTCGGAGGATCTGCGCAAAGTCATGGACGAGCCAGAGAACGAGAACCGCTACGGCAACGCTTTCCAAGCAGCCAGCCGGCGCAACCTGATCGAGTGGATCAGCGCTCGACCATCGAGGGACAAGTCCAGACGGGGCGGCTTGATAAGCGTCTGGCAGCTGCACCCGTCACAACGAGATAAGGATGGCGATGGCCTGGACGATCATCGTAGCGATCATCTATGAGCACATCGAGATCCTGATCGTGTTCGCATACACCGCGCTATTAGCGCTAATCACCTACATCGCAATAAGGAGAGACAACTAATGGACAAGCACACCATCGAGGCCAGGATCCAGGCAGCGATCAAGCCACAACTGGACGAGTGCGACCGGCTGCTCGACTATTACACCGAGGGCCTGCCGCGAGAGATATGGAGGCCAATCGCACGAGAACTAGGGGCCGCACCGGACTACGACGAGATCGCAGAGGCGTGGCAGGCACTTATGACCGGCGTGCGATCCGCGATGCATAACCTCGGCATCGTCGTCGAGAACGTCGGTCGCACGATCGCGGATGCGTTCGAGCCAGTCGTCGCATGGCAGGATCCAGAGCCACTAGCCATCGACACCATCGAGCAGCTGGCCAGCCGGCGAGCAGCGAGAGCCTAACAACACACAGCAAGCAAGCCAGGTTTTTACCTGGCTATTTTTATGCCGAAAACCGGCAGGAAAGAGAACACCATGAGCAAGATCCTCGACATGCAGATCAAAAACTTTAAGGCGATCAAGGCCGCTCGCATCACACCGGATGGCAATATCATTCCGATCTCTGGAAAGAATGGCCAGGGCAAGTCGTCAGTGCTCGATGCGATCACCGCTGCACTGACTGGCACCGACAAGCGCACAACACCTAAACCGATCCGAGACGGCGAGGAATATGCCGAGATCGTGCTGGAAACAGACGAGCTGATCGTGACTCGCAGGTTTACGCATGGCAAGCCATCGTCGCTCGTCGTCGAGTCACAGGATGGCGCTAAGTATCCTAAAGCGCAGGCAAAGCTCAACGATTTACTAGGCCAGCTGTCGCTGGATCCGTTCGCTTTCACTCGCCTATCAGACAAAGAGCAGCGCGAGACGTTGCTGGATCTTATCGATCTGCCGTTCGATCCGAAACAGCTCGACGAGCAGCGCAAGTCGCTATTTGAGCATCGCACCGATGTCGGCAGGCAGGCTAAAGCGATCGGAGAGGTCGAGGTCGATCCGGATCTACCTGCAGAGGAAACATCGGCAGCAGAGTTGATCGAGCAAATCCAGGCTGCGAACGACAACGAGCGCAAACGTGCAGACATCGAGCAGCACATCGCAAAGATCTTTGCGCGACGAGAGCATATCAAAGAGCAGATCGAGGCACTAGAGCGCGAGCTGGCATCGACCTACAAGCAAGAGACAGCTGCGCTACAGGAATTGGACTCGATGCCAGATCCAGTCGATGTCGATAGCCTGCAGCAGCAATTAGAGAACATCGAGCACACTAACTATGCCATCCGAGCCAATAACGAGGCTCGTGCACGGCAGGCAGAGCGCGAGGGCCTGGATCAGCAATATAAGGATCTCACCGAGGCGATCGCAAAGCTCGATGCGCAAAAACAGCAAGGGCTAGAACAAGCCGAGCTGCCAGTCGAGGGCCTGAGCTTCGACGAGAACGGCATCACATATAACGGGATCCCGTTCAAGCAAGCAAACAGTGCCGCGCAGATCGAGATCAGTGTAGCGATGGCGATGGCGCTTAGTCCTAAGCTGCGCGTTATCCGGATCGCAGAGGGATCGCTACTCGACGACGACAGCCTGCAGATCATCGCAGACATGGCAGACAAACACGACTACCAGATCTGGATCGAGACAGTCAGCAACGGCGATGGAGCCGGCATCGTTATCGAGGATGGAGAGATCAAAGAATGAACAACTACACCGACTGGATCCCTGCACTCACGATCGCAGCGATCATCATGGCAGTCGCACTGCTATGGATCGGCATCGAGATCTACCTGATCCGACAGAGTATCCAGGATCGCGCAGCCAGGGCAACACGACAGCGCGATCTAATCAATGCCTACTACCAGACGGCAGCGACATCGCTGCGCGAGCAAACCGAGGCAGGGGCCATCAAGCGAAAATGACCGACCTGATCACATCACTAGAAAAGATGCACCGGCCATCGCTGCACAGAGTGCCGGTGCCTGGCATCGTCCAGGATGCACCGGCGTGCAGTGAGTGCTCTAAAGCCTGGCCATGTCCTACCACTAACGAGATCCACTACTACAAACAGAGAGAGGCACTAGATGCAGCGCGAAAACGATCATAACGTCCGACATATAACCGATATGAGCAACGAGGCTTATCATGCACACCCGGCGCTCGGCTCGACATCACTCAAGACTCTAGCCACCGACTCACCGGCTCGATGGCTCTATGAGCAAGAGAGCCAAGAGCAAAAGGATGCGTTCGACATCGGCAACCTGGCGCACGCGCTGATCTTAGAGGGCGATCTGGATCGCCTCGTGCGTCGAGTGGACTTCGACGACTACCGGAAAGCTGCGGCTCGACAAGAGCGCGATATGGCATATAACGATGGATTGATCCCGATCAATAACAGCGAGGTCGAGACAAAACTAGGGCCGGTCTATGCGATGCGCGATGCAGTCATGGACCACGACATCGCCTCGCAGATCGTCGCAGAGAACACCGTGCGCGAGTCGTCGATCTTTTGGTCCGAGGATGGACTGGACCTCAAGTGCCGGCCAGACTCACTAGCGACCGACGTGATATGGGATCTCAAGACAGCCAGATCCGCTAAACCTAAAGACTTTGGACGCACTGCCATGCAGCTCGGCTACCACCAATCAGCTGCACACTACATCGACGGCGTGCAGCGACTCACCAGCGAAAAGCTGCCGTTTAGGTTTGTCGTCGTCGAAAACACCGAACCTTATTTTGTGTCAGTCGTCGAGCTAGATGCTGCATCGATTGGCCTCGGTGCCGAGATGAACAGCGTCGCTAAAGCGAACTATCGCGCAAGCGTAGCGACTGGATCCTGGCCAGCTTATCCAGGCATGTCCACCGTCTCAGTGCCGAGCTACGCTTTCACAGAATACGAGGAACATTATGCTCAAAACTAGAAAACCTACAGGCAAACCACCGTGGCCAATCGTGCTGATCGCAGGCATCGAAAAGGCCGGCAAGTCGTACTCGTGCGCAGAGGCATCCGCATCACCGCATATCGGTCGAACATTCTGGATCGGCATCGGTGAGGATGATCCAGACGAGTATGGCGCGATACCCGGTGCACGCTTCGAGATCGTCGAACACGATGGATCGCATCAACAGATCCTCGACTCGATCAAGGCGGCAGCTGCAGAGCCACACGAGCCAGGGCGTCCAAATATGATCGTCGTCGATTCAGTCTCGAATTATTGGGATCTGATCGAGGACGACCTGCAACGCATCGCAGACGGTCGAGAGCGCAACCGAGGCCAGATCACGATGGATCTCTGGAATAAGGGCAAACAGCGATGGCGCTCGATGATGGACGCGCTGCGCACTCACAAGGGGCCAGTGCTACTGACTGCTCGCATGGATCAAGTAACCGTTATGCGCAACGGCAAGCCGACGCACGACAAACAGTGGAAGATCCAGGCGCACAAAACTCTGCCGTTCGATGTAGGGATCATCGTTCAGATGACAGCGCGAGGCCAGGCAGAGATCACCGGGGCACGATCGTTACGGCACGATGTGCCACTCGGAGAGCGGCGAGCGTTCCCGAACTTCACAGTACCGGCGTTATGGGATGCGTTCGGATACACCGAGCCAGATGGCACAGCCGATCGCCAGCACACCGGCACAACGGTAACAGCCACACCGGACGACGATGCACAGCAGTCACTCGATGTCGCATCACCGACAGACTGGCAAGCCGAGATCGCTAAGGCAACCTCGGCAGACGATCTGCGAGATCTCTGGAAACGAGCACAACGAGAAAACGCTGGCCAGCCAGTGCTGGATCAGATAACACAGGCAGCATCCGCTGCACAACCACAAACACAAGGGGCATAACTTATGGCAGGCGAACCAATAATGACGATCACCGGCAACCTGGCAGGCGATCCAGAGCTGCGCTTTACGGCGGCAGGCCAGGCAGTCGCTAACTACACCGTTGCACAGACGCCTCGATCGTTCGATCGTAACTCGCAACAGTGGCAAGACGACGAGACGCTATGGATCCGCTGCACATCATGGGGCGAATACGCAGAGAACGTCGTAGCCACTCTCACTAAGGGGATGCGCGTCATCGCCAGCGGACGGCTCAAGGCCAGATCGTTCGAGACGAAAGATGGCCAACAGCGCACTAATTGGGAGATGGACATCGACGAGATCGGGCCATCGCTGCGATGGGCAACAGCGCAAGTCCAACGAGTGCAGCGCAACGGCAACGGGGGCGCACCGGCTGGCGGTGCGACTCAATGGCCAGCGGCAAGCCAGTCGCAAAGCGGGGGCTTTGGCCAGCCGGCAGGCCAGTCGCAAGGCGGCGGCTTTGGTCCAGCACCGACAGGCGGCAACGCATGGGATGGCGGCGGCGGATCCTGGGATCAGGGCAACGATTCACCGCCACCGTTCTAAACACAACACGACAGCAGACCGCTAAGGCGGTCTATTTTTATGCCCAAAAGTGCGCAGCTGCAGACATCACCACCTGCAGCTGCGCACACCTATATATAGGGGGTCTTTCACCATGCCTAGAGAACCATATCGATCGTGCACCGTGTGCACGTTCGGCTACTGCGCACCGAACCGCTGCTACTGCGGACATCCAGAGTGCAATGCCTATCACTCGTACATCGATCCCTACAAGACCAACGAAACGAAAGAGTAACCATGAAAACAGCATCGTTCGGAGATCCTGACTGGACGGTAACAGTAACACCGATCGGACTAGGCCGGCATACATACACCGTGCACCGCTACGCAGGCTGGCGAGTGCGAGCAACGTTCGCAGCACCGGCAGCTAACGGCATCCTCGATGCTCGCAAGTTCGCAGACAGTGCCGGCACCGTAGCGATCCTCGCACGGATCCATCTGGCACTGCAGCGCTTAGACAGACTGCCGACAGTGACGATCGTGCTGGACTCGCAGCAAGTGCACGATCTCACCGGCGAGCCACTATCACGAGAACACGAGCCAGAGCTGCCAGGCCAGCTCGACGCGCTACAGATGATGGAGGGGCAACAGTGAACAAGCGACCATCGCACTGCCGAGGCTGCAAGAAAAAACTGCGACCAGGTAAACGATCGGTCGCAGACTTCCCTGGCACCGTCGCACATCAAGGCCGGGGGGCTACTGCACGACATGCGGCACAGAGCTGCGACATCAGCGACGAGAACACGAAAAGCAACAACAGCCACTCGATCCAGAGATCCTAGAGCGCATGTCGAGGATCGATCCATCGACTCGCAACTGGATCGAGCGACGACGAAAAAACTGGATCCCTGCCGGCGGCTGGCGGCAGGTCAAGGGGCTAACACATGGGTAATTGCTGCACTCAATGCCGCACACCATACGTCTGCGCTAACCGCTACTGCCTATGCCATGCACTGCAGGCCAGTATCAGACAGCGATCATCGTTACCCTATGCGGATCCGACAGGTAACGCTGCAGTGCGCAACATATCAAGCCGACGACAGCCTAAGCGCAACCGACAAAACCGATAGAGAGGCAACACCATGCGAGTTATCAAACAAGCCGAGAGAGCCTGGAATAAGGTCTACGACGACATCGAGCTACCGGGGCAGTGGAAGATCCTCGATCGCTCGTTCAGTCTGCTACCGAACGAGGTGCAAACCGTTATCGCACTCACCGCGCAGCAGTACCGGCAGGCAACGCTCGATCAGCTAGAGCTAGTCCATAGCATCGAGAGTCTACGCAAGGGCGATCGGATCCGGATCGCTTACATTCATGGCGAGACGATCGATCTCACGATCGGCAAGATCGAGAGCGGCATCATCAGATCAGTAAGTCTCACTGTCGTATATAGCGCAGATCAGATGCGCATCTACAAGATAAAACCGCGAGTCCAGCCACCTAACCCGATAAATAACCCGCACATCATCGATCGACACGATGGCCGCGCATGGGTCTGGAACGGCATCGATAGCCAATACATCCGGATCGGAGAGTCAGTCACAAAAGACTGCGACGACTTCGACGATTGGGAGCCAGCGCGATCGGTTGCAGACGACGCCTAAGCAAGTCGAACACATCGGAGAGGAAAACATGGCAACACCACCACTAGAGGGGCCAGATCTCACCGCTGCACGGCACCTATGCCACTACATAGGCGTCGATGGCGGACATCCTGGCGGCAACTTCACAACACAACTACTACGCACGATAGAGGCTGCAGACCATGAGAACCGCGAGCGACTACTGGCAGCGTTCCCAGAGTACCGACGAGCGATCTATATCAGCACAACACAAGGCGGCGATGCACTAGCCGACACAGTGCGCATCTCAACACGACTACAGAGGGGCAAGGGATGATAACGATGGATGACCTACCTGGCAGCATCGACATCGGCTGCGCTAACTGCCACAGCATCAATCACCAAACACAACAATGCGAGGTAACACATGGCGAGGAATAGAGCATCGGCTAAAGCTGCCGGCAGAGGTCTAGAGCGCAAAGTCGCAGACCACCTAAAAGACAAACTCGACGCACCGGACATCGATCGCAGAGTCCAATATGGAGCCAAAGATCGAGGAGACATCGCAGGCGTCCAACACCTCGACCAAAAGATCGCCATCGAGTGCAAAGACTACGGGGGCCAGATCAAGGCCGGCACCTGGATCAAAGAGGCACACGAGGCAGCAAAGAATGACGAGGCCGGCGCAGGCATCGTCGTCGCTAAACGTCGAGGCACACAAGATCCCGGCGAGCAATGGGTGATCACGACCGTCGATGACTTTATCGCCATCGTGACCGGCACACCGAGGCAGCAACTATGAGCATCGACAGGCTACTCACAACAGCGACCACGATCCTCGCAGTCGCAGGCGTCGTGATGATGCTGGCCGGCATCTGGCACGACATCCGATGGGTAGCGACAGCACTACTCACATGGACGATCGCCATCGTCGCATTTATAGCCAGACTTTGGGACAACTAGAGAGGAAACCATGACAGAGATCCGACTAGAACTAACCGAGGCCACACAGCTGCAAGACATCATCGAATTTGCAGAGCTGGCCAAACGATACGGCGATAAGACTCACCGAGAGATCGTGCAGCCGACAGAGGGCAACCGGCATCGCATGATGCTCGTGTTTGAAACACAGCACAGCAAGATCAACACCGGAAAAGCTAAGCGCGATCTAAAAGTAGCAGAGTATATCGATCCGATAGAGCGCAAGCGCAGAGCCGATCTAATGCTGCGCAAAAACAGCGACAAGCATCGCACGATCCATCACACCGAGAGGCACCGATGAACATCTACGAGCAACAAGGCGTCGCAGTAGACATGGCGGCAGGGCACACTGTGCTCGTCTGTGCAGATAGCGTCTACTCGCGGCACATCGCCACAACGATGCTAGAGGCACTGGACGACATCAGTAACGATGCGCATCAGGCTATCCAGCCTGCACCAGAGCTAGAGGTAACACGAGCGATCAAGTCCTACGGGCGCGAGCGCATACAGGTCGCATCAGGCGGACGACTCGTGTTCGCACGATCCATCGACGCGATGCGAGGCTACAGTGCAAAGCGAGTGCTGATCTCGCAACGAGTCCGCGAGTCCGCTGCCTACCTCGATCACATGGGCTGGATGCAGATGGCTCGACTCGTGACAGCAAACGTCGAGGGATCCAGCATCGAGCAGCTAAGCGGATAGCACCGCAACCGACAACACCACCACGACCACCGCCAGCAAGGGCGGTTTTTTATGCGCAGGCACTCACTACATCGAGTGCCTGCGCACTAAGGATAGATAACCATGTCTAAGAAAAGCACCCTATTTGCACGGCTCTCACTCGACTACGCAGATCACCCTAAGATCATCTCGCTCTCAGATGCAGCTTTCCGAGCGCACATCACGTTTATTCTGTACTGCCGAAAGTACGAAACAGACGGCATCATAAAAAACCGAGTCGCAAACCGACTCGCTTTGCAGTGGGATAGCGATGTGTTGCACGAGCTGCAGAACAACGATCCAGAGCACCCGTCGCTCGTTCAACTCGACAACGGCGACTACGAGCTAACCGGATATGCCGACATGCAGGAAACCAAGGCAGAGATCGAGGCACGTCGAGAGCGCAATCGGCGCAATGGTGCCAAAGGAGGCCGAGGCAACAAGGCAGGCGCTAAGCGCACTGCAAGCCAATCGCAAACCAAGAATAAAACCGAGTCGCTTTCCAAGTCGCAAAGCCAGTCGCAAACCGAGCCGGGGGGCCAGAATAAAGCAGAGACAGAGACAGAGACAGAGACAGAAGTTAATACTCTCTCGTCGCACGTCGCAAGCGACGACGACGGAAAGAGCGATGCCGACACAGGGCCAGAGTTTTCCGATGATGTCCACCGGCTCGCGCAGTACCTCGCAGAGTGGATCGTCCGCAACGGCAACCGCAAGCCGACAGTCGGCAAGACCTGGCTGCAAGCCATCGATCGTCTGATCCGCATCGACGGCTACGCACCCGATCAGATCCGGCAGGTCATCGACTGGTGCCAGCAAGACGAGTTTTGGCAGGGCAACATCCTTAGCGCAGCGAAACTGCGCAAGCAGTTCGATCAACTCAAAAACCGGATGTTTCAACAGCGCAACCGGCAACCGCATAACGGCATGGCACCCGGCAGCGCACGAGCACTCAACACCCTGCAGCTAGGACAACAGCTGCAGGCCAGCTACGAGCAACAGCAAAAGGAGATCCACTAATGAACTACGCAGAGACAACGCAAGTGCTGGCCGCGATCCAGATCTACGATGCGCGGCACGTAGACGAGGCCACCGTAAAAGCCTGGCACAAGATGCTGCACGAGTTCACACTGCCAGACTGCCTCGCAGCAGTCGAGGCGCACTTTCGAGAGTCCACCGACTACCTGCTGCCGGCGCACATTATCCGACGAGTCAAGTCGATGCGCTCTCGCAGACTGGCACTAGCCGAGCACCCGGTGCTGCGATACGCGGACGAGTACGACGACGACGGTAAACCGCTGCCAGACGCGCAGCACAAGCGCGAGCACCTGCGCAACCTCGTCGCTAATGGACAACTCACACCGCAAGACTACGAGCAGTATCGAGACGGCAAGATCACTCTCGATCAACTCGGCAACCGAACAAGAGAGATCACCGCATGATCAACTACCTGCAGTATCAGCTGCGCACGACTCGTCATCTGATCGTGTTCTCGATCGTGATGGCCATCGCACTCAGCTGGACCGACATCGAGCTACTAGCCAGCGTCGGCTTTACCGTCGTCACGGTAGCGATCGCGCAATATGCCACACTGCGCAGAGTGCTCAAGGATGCCAAAGAGATCCAAGAATAAGCCTCTCGCAGCCTCGCAGCACCCAGATAAACACAACTACCACCATCACCCTCGCAGCCTCTCAGATCGCATCCTGAGAGGTTTTACTATTCCCGAAAGGATCCACAATGCACAGGCAGCGCATCGGCATGAAACAGCCAATCGTCCACCGAGTGCCGACAGGCATGGTCGTCGCAGCCATCAGCCGGCAACTCGAATCGCTGCAGCAATACGCAGCCGACCACGGCATCGAGATCGACGCAAGCTCGATCCGCATCGACAGCTATCCCGACATCGAACACGATCACGAGGTGATCACCATCGAGGCCGTCGAACAACGAGCCAGGCCGCGCATCATCATTGACGAAAAATAAACACAGCACCGCAACCGAGCAAAGGATCGATCGCACCTTGACCTGCACAGCCTGCCAGCAACCAACAGCCACCGGCATCCACCTATGCGACACATGCACCGATAACCTCTACGACATCCTCAACACCCTGCCAGAGCTACTAGCAGATCTCGACATCACCACCGCAAAACTCGATGCCACTAGCGCACCTGGCGGCTCGCCAGGCTTCACGAGCACACCGCCAGGCAAGCTCTCAGCACTCGACACGAGCTACCACCTGCGCAGCATCGTCAATAGCTGGACCTCGATGCTCACCGACTACGACACAAGAAAACCGGCACCGCCACTCGACGGCGATCCGATCGCACACCTGCGCAGAGCAACCAACGAGATCCGCAAACACGACTGGTCCGGCACAATGCTCGACGAGCTACACCGTGCAACCTCGAAAGCACACCGACTAATCGACAGGCCGCGAGACATCCGGATCCTCGGCACCTGCGAGCGCAGCTTTGAACACGAGGGCGTTACCATAACGCTAGAGTGCGGCGGCGAGATCAAGGCAGACTACGATGACGCCTATGCGCAATGCTGTCAGTGTGGCGCACTGTACCTCGTGCAGGATCTCGTCGCAGAGCGCGAGCGTAAAGCACGAGGCGAGCTAATGACAGGGCCACAAGCTCGACGATGGCTGGCAGAAAACGCAAACGTTCAGGTCAGTTATGACGACATCCGTAACTGGATGAAGCGCAAAATGCTGCCATACGTGCTCGAACGAGTCACCACCACGAATCGATCAGTAAAGCTCGTCTATCCCGGCGATGTGCTGAAAGTGCATCAACTCATGCACGACAAGCGGATCTATGCGACCACCTGGCACAGCTAAACACAAGATCGGATGTGACAACACCCAGAAAAACCTGATATGGTCAAAGCCGAGGCAGTAATGTCTCTAATTACAGCCAGGCTCTCGCCTGGCTTTTCTAATGCCCAGAGATGGGTCTTGTTGTGTGTGATTGGTGATCACCGCTCGGCTAGTTTTCTCACTTCAATAGCCGAGCGGGACAACACCGCGCACAACAGCTAGGATCGATAACATGGCACGCAACACACAACATCACTACGTTCGACAACAGCAAGCGCACAGTCTCACAAAGCATCTACTGCTCGGCTGGATCCTCGCATATATACCGACGATCTACTACGCGCTATCACCGAACCACTATTACAAGCTCTAGCGACAACTCAACAGAAAACACACCCCGTCCACAGTGGCGGGGTTTTTCCATTTAACGAGTAGGTGACACGATGGCCGGCAACGCGGAAAGACTACGACGCTACTGGACAGTCGGAGAGGGCGGACTAAAGATCCGATGGGGCACCCCCGGCGACTTTAGGCGATGCGTCCGACAGTTACGCAAACACATGCCAGGCAGAGCCGAGGGCTACTGCGCGAACCTACATCGCAGAGCGACCGGCATCTGGCCAGGCCACCACCACGGCGATAACCCGCTAGGGCCAGGATAAAAACACCCCCTAGCCACAGATCGAGGGAGGGCAGCAAAGATCACCCCCCTGCATGATTTGAGCACCCCCTGCGCAAGCGAGGCCGATGCACATGCGTAACGCATACGAATCGCACGCCTATCGCAAGAAAACCAAAACACTACGCAGGCACGTCGAGCGCACCGGGCAACCATGCTGGCTCTGTCACAAGCCAATCGATCTCACACTGCCGCCACGACATCCGCAGAGCTTTAGCGCAGACCACGTGGATCCATTAGGTAACGGCGGCAAGCTACTCGGAGAGCTGCGACCTGCACACTTTGGATGCAACTCAGCACGAGGCAAGATGCGCACAAGCGAACAAGTGCCAAAACCAAAGACATCGAGACAATGGTGATCGATCTCGATCGTCAAGCTCGAAACAAAACAAAACGAAAACGAAAAACATCAATGCGATCGCGGTCCCCTACAACGCGGATCCGGATCGCATACCGATGCATAACTATGCAAGAGCAATATGCAGAGGTCGGAATAAATATGCAGGCCGGGGCGGGGGTATACCCTCCCCTGCCTCATATTCACCGCTACGCGTCTTATGAATTTCCCTCCCCGAGGGTTTTCTTACGATTCCCACCATTCCGATTTGTTCAACACTTGCATATTTATGCATCGACTATGCATAAAAGGAGGTGCTGCAGATGGCTCGAAAGCTCGCACCGTGTGGCACCTGGACTGCCTATAAGCGTCACCTGCGCAATAAAGAGGATCCCTGCGAGGAATGTGTCGAGGCGTCTCGTGAGTACAACCGCGAACAGCGCGAGCGCGAGTCCGGTGCTCATGCACTCAACACCGAACTAGCTAAGGGCAACGATGCCGATGTCGAGACTGTTCGGCATCTGGTGGCTTATGGCGAGTTCGAGGATGTCGATGTGCCGACGTTCGAGGGCCAGTTAGAGGCGGCTCGATGGCGGCTGCGCAGGGTCCGCGCTGCGATGTTAGTTGCTGGTCCTCGTGATGTTGCACCGCTGGCTAAGGCAGAGCAAGAGATCGTGCACGAGATCTCTCGTCTTGCCGAGCCGAAAGAGCAAGAGGAAAAGGTGAGCAAACTTGACGAGCTTGCAGCAAAGCGCGAGGCAAGGATCGCAGCGTCCGCGAATTGACGTTACACCGCTGTTTCATACGACTGCCGGCGATGATGCAGTCGATCTCGCAGCGGTCGCAGGGCTTGAGTTGGACGATTGGCAGCAGCACGTTTTGCGCGGCTCGCTCGGAGAGCGTCGAGATGGTCGCTGGCAGGCGTTCGAGGTCGGTTTGATCGTGCCTCGACAGAATGGCAAGGGCGCGATCTTAGAGGCGCGAGAGCTGGCTGGCTTGTTTCTATTCCGCGAGCCTCTAATTATCCACACCGCGCATCTGTTCTCGACTGCGAACGAGCACCGGATGCGTTTAGAGCGATTGATCCGGACTACACCAGAGCTAGTCGAGCGCGTTAAGGGCTTCGATGGCGATCCAGAGGGCAAGATGTCCGGCATCAAGACCGGCAACCAAGACATGTCGATCACGACGGTCGATGGCAAGGGCAAAGAAGTCTCGCGCATCAAGTTTTTAGCGCGTGCAGGCGGTAACGCTGGCCGTGGCTTCACCGGCGATCTCGTGGTGCTGGACGAGGCTTATAACCTGCCAGATGCGGTGATCGCGGCGATGATGCCGACGATGGCGGCTCGCTCTATGGAGGCATCACCGCAAATCTGGTACGCATCGAGCGCTGGGATGCCAGAGTCAGAGGTGCTAAATCGTGTGCGCGATCGTGGCCTGGATCCGGACGACGAGACTCGTCTGGCCTATTATGAGTGGTCGGTGGAAGATGATGCCGATCCGGACGATCCCGAAAATTGGGCACGAGCTAACCCGTCGCTAGGGATCCGCATCGCAGAGGACTTTATCCAGACCGAGCGACGGTCGATGGACGATGAAGAATTTAAGCGCGAGCGACTAGGGATCTGGTCGAAAGTCGGCGGCTCGTCAGCTATCCCGACAGAGTATTGGTCCGAGGCTAAAGACGAGGATTCACAGGCCGGCGAGCAAGTCGCTTTTGGTTTCGATGTCACACCGATGCGCGATGTCGGCACCGTGGCTGTCGCATCGTATACCGACGACGATTTGATCCATATCGAGATCGTGGATCGCAGGGCCGGCACCGATTGGCTTATGCCGAGACTCAAGCAACTGCGTAACCGATGGGATCCACTCGATGTCAATTACGACAGCAGCTCGCAGGCGGCATCGGTTGCAGGCACCGATCCATCACAAAAGCGGCATCTCAATGCGCTAAACCGGCGCGACTATATGCAGGCATGTGGCGAGTTCTACGAGGCCATTATCGACGGCGTGATCGTGCACACCGGACAAGACGAGCTAACCGAGGCAGTCGAGGCATCTCGCAGATCCAAGGGTAACTCAGATCTTTGGAACTGGACTCGTGACGACACATCGAAAGACATTTCGCCACTCGTGGCAGCAACGCTCGCCTATCGCGCTCTCACTGCCGGCGCACGTGAGCAGTCAGAGAACGAATGGACGGTATTTATATGAGTTTCCAAGAGCTACTAGATGCTCGATCAGAGCCATCGAAAAAATACGATCAGTATTACGAGGGCGAGGTATCGCTGGACGCGCTCGGCATCTCACTGCCACCAGAGGCGCGGATCCTAGAGATGGCGGCACCGTTTCCAAAGCTGGCTGTCGATGTGCTGGCCGAGTCGCTTAACCCAGAGGGCTACCGGATAGGCGATAATGCCGAGCTGCCGAAAACGCTGCATCGTTACTGGCAGGTTAATAACCTGAACACGACAGTCAAGCTGGCCATCGTCGAGGCGCTAGTGCAGGGCATCGCCTATTTCGTGGTCGGCAACCGAGGCGGCGGATCCGATGTGCCGTTAGTGACTGCGCATGGACCACGAGAGATCTCGGTGCGATATGACCATGTTGGACAGATCGCAGAGGCGGTGCACGTTTATAACGATGGCATCACCGAGGGCGCAGTGCACTATCTGCCAGGGCGTAACGATTTCTATCGCAAGGATCCTGCCAGCGGCATCTGGAAGCAAAACGGGCGATCGCAAGCCACCGGCGCAGATAGGCCGGCGATCGTGGCGATGATCAATAAGGCTCGGCTTAAAGATACGTTTGGCCGGTCTGAGATCAAAGAGATCATCAAGACGACCGATGCAGCCAGCCGGTCGCTTACTAACTTGCAGGTCGCACAAGAGCTGTTAGCCATGCCGACTCGTTATCTGTTTGGCGAGGGTCTAGGCAAGATGAAAGATCAAAACGGAAACCCGATCGACAAGATCGCAGCCTATTTTGGTCAATTCATCACAGGGCCAGAGGGGTCCACCGCTGGCCAGATTCCCGGTGCCGATCTGCAACAGATCATCAACACCTACAAGCTCTATGCGCAAGTCATCTCGTCGATAACGGGGATCCCGCCATCGATGCTCGGCATCTCTACGGATAACCCGTCGAGTGCGGATGCGATGCGCGTGGCTAAGGATCGTCTGATCGCTAAAGCCGAGGTCAAACAAGCGATGTTTGGTGATGCGCTAGAGGATCTGGCAAAGCTCATGCTGCAGATCGGCGGCATCACTGACGATGCAGACGTGATCGAGGTCCAGTGGCGCGATCCAGCACTGTCGTCGGCATCGGCTAAGTCCGCGAACCTACTGCAAGCACATGCACAGGGCGTCGTCGGCGCTGAGACGGCACGAGATGGCCTGCAGCTTACACCAGAGCAAAAGCGGCGCGAGGATGCTCGCAGCACTGACTTTGCGCGTCGTGATGCGCAGATGGGGGCGGCATGAACCTAAGCGCTTACCGACTGGCTTTAGATGCTGCAACGGGCGGCATCGTGCCAGTGGTGACTCGGCTTATTTTCTCACTGTATCGAGGTGAGGATCGGCAGGCAGAGATCCGGCAGCTGGCACCCGTTCTCGTCGAGGTGATCCGAGGTGCACGCTACGACGCGCACGAGGCAGCTACCGAGTTTTTATTGGACACAGCCGAGGATCACGGCATCGAGGATCCTTATGTGCCAGAGCTTGCCGACTACTCGATCAACTCGGTCGAGACGGTACTGCGCGAGGATCTGCGCGGCGCACCGAACGAGGCGGCAGAACGGATCTCGGCTCGACTCTCGCAGCATGTCGAGGATGCTGCACGGCAGACGGTCGTGCGATCGGTCGAGGATTACCGAGAGCCGGCAACCGAGGCAGACGAGCGGCATTACTCTTATGCTGCGCTGCGCGGCACCGATGCGGACGATGACGAGATCGATCGTGAGTTCAGAGAGTCGCAGGCGAGGTCATGGGCACGAGTGCTCACCGGGGCCGAAAACTGCGCATTTTGCGTCATGCTGGCCTCTCGTGGTCCAGTCTATGAGACAGCCGAGAGCGCAGGTCGCATCGCTGCCTCGGATCTGTTCAGAGAGGCCGGCGCAGTCGGTTGGGCAAACAGCTATCACCCGAACTGCGATTGTCTGGTCGTGCCGATCTACGACTACAACTCGTGGCCAGGTCAAGACCAATTTTCCGAGCTGCGCAAGTTCTATAAGCGCACCGTCGAGGATGCGACCTGGACCGATGCCGATGGCAACGAGCACAAGGGCATCACCTACGACAAGGGGCCAGGCTGGTCGCAGAATAAGGCACTCTCAGCTATCGAGCGCGAGCTGCGCAGGATGGCCAACGAGGGCGAGTCGCTACCAATAACAGACATCCGCACCGGCGAACCGATGCGGACAGCTGCAGGGTCGATCGCAGCGTAAATCACTAACACTGCCATCGCAGGTCGATGGCATCTATGCACAGGGGGCATATTTTCATGGCACATGCACTACGGGCGTTTTACGAGCCTATTCCGGAATACATGCAGCGTCTCTCGATGATGGGCGCTCGCTTCGTTGTCGGCAACGATGGCACCGGCGCTGCAGGCGGATCCGATGGCGGATCTGGCGGCGATGGTGGATCCAGCAACGATAGCGGATCCGGTAAGCCAGCCGGCAAGGGCAACGGCGATGGCGAACAGCCACCGTGGGGATCCGATGACGAGTTCGATCCACAGACTGCATGGCAGCTGATCAAGAATTTACGCGGCGATAACGAGAAGCTGAAAAACGAGCGCGATAAGGCACTCGGTGATCTCGGTGCCAAAGATTCCGAGATCGAGGAACTGCGAGGCACCGTGCAGCTCACCGATGACACAGTGCAGGCCAAAGATAAAGAGATCGCAGAGCTTACCGAGCTGCGCACGAAAGAGGGCCTGCTATACGACGCAGGGCTTGATCGCAAATACGTCTCGCAGGTCGTCGGTGACGACGAGGATGCCTGGCAAGCGTCGATAAAAAACTTGCTCGATCTTCGAGCGCAGGGCGCACAGGATGGCGCACCTAACCCGGCACAGGCGGCTGGACAACAATCAACCGAGCCATCTCTAGACGAGGCGGCAAACGAATTTTTCGGATTTACTAACTGAAAGGTAACTAGCAATGGCTATTACTCTCGACGGTCTGGATGTAACAGATCAGCTGCCTAAAGATTGGGCAGATACTACTATGCGTAAAGCGTTCGAGCAGTCTGTCGTCGGACAGCTCTCTAATGCTGAACCGATGCCGACTAACGGCAAATTTATTCCGGTCTACGAGGGCGGCTTTGAGGTCGGCTACGTTCCAGAGATGGGCCGTAAACCTGCCTCGGATGTCGGCATGTCGATCAGCGGCATCACACCGCGCAAGTTCGCAGGGCTGCTCGTTGTGTCTCGTGAAGCGGCTCGCGCTAACCCTGGCCGCATGATGCAGATCGTGCAGCAAGATATGCGCAACGCGGTCCAGCGGCAGCTGGATCTCGGCATCTTTTATGGTCTGTCGGCTTACAACGGATCACCGATTCCCGATGTGACCTCGATCAACTCGACGACTGAACGGCTAGAGATCGATGCCTCGGCAGATCTCGTGCCGCAATTTCTTGCCGGCTACGATCTGATCGGTGATGAACACGATCCGGATGGTTGGGCGTTCGATTCCCGCTACCGTACTCGTGTCATGCTGGCCTCGCAGCAACAGCTGGCACCGGCTGGCGGCACTTCACCGATGCCGAACCTGGCAGCTACCTCTGGAACGTTCGGCGGCTTGCCTGCCGCTTTCGGTCGAGCTGTCGCTGGTCGTGTCGGTAAAAACCCAGATACGGGCGTGCGCGGTTTTGTCGGCGCATGGGATTCTCTGCATTGGGGATTCTCGACAAACATCGAACTAACTCGGTCGGATCAAGCCTCGATCGTCGATGGCGATGGCAACACCGTCAATGCGTTTCAGGATAACGCGATCATCTACCGAGTCGAGTTCGAGGCCGGCTGGCATGTAAACCCTGCCGCTTTCGCAGCGTTCGACGAGGCCGCTGCCGGCGATGGAGGTGCTGCCTAGTGACTATCCAAGTGCGTCATAAATTCTCAGGGATCCTGGCTACTACTAGCCAGGATCCTCGTGTTTTAGGTAACGCATGGGAGGTCGTCGGCAAGCGTGCCGCGCAGCCGGCAGAGGCTAAAACTGCCGAGCCTGCCGAGGATGCGGACTCGACAGCATCCGAGGATGCAAAGGAGGTCGCAGACGATGGCGATAGCGCAGCCGATGGACGTGGAGACGAGTCTGCTAAGGGAACTAACGCAGGCCGAAAGTCAGTACGTCGAGGCACTACTCGAAAGAGCGCAAAATCAGATTCTGACAAGACTGCCTGATCTGAAAGAGCGTGCAGCTGCATCACCTGCCTATAAGGATCTCGTCGCTGCAGTTGAGGGCGAGGCCGTTGCTCGTGTATTCCGTAACCCGGATGCCATACGGCAAGAGTCCGAGGGCAATTACAGCTACACGATTAACTTTCAGGTCGCAAGCGGTCTGTTAGACATCCTGCCGGCAGAGTGGGAGCAACTAGGGGTAAGCCCTTGGGGGTCCATTCTGCCGGCTACGGATGGCTATCTTGCGACTCGATTCCGCAATAAGCCACCGCCATCGCATCATTTTCAATACGGATGGGGCGGCGGCGATCAGCTCTCAGAGCGCGTGAGGTGGTGGGATATGTGAGTCTGCTACGCAAGCCACCGCACACGGTACTCGTGCAACCGCATAAGGCCATCGATGGCCGTTATGGGCAAGATTGGGTGCCAGATGGCGAGCCAGTCGAGGTCGAGTGCGCAGTGCAGCCTCTCAGTGCTGACGAGGCAGAGCGACTAGGCGTGCAGGCGAACACGACAATGCGGATCATCTGCCGTCGCTGGCCGTATGGTCCGCATACCCTAATCACCTACAACGGGCGCGAATATGAGCAAGTCGGAGAGGCACGGCAGTATCGCATGTCTCGTCGTACTGCTCACGACGACGTGATAATAAGGGCGGTCGGTGCACATGGCTAAGGTCTACAAAAACGCGCACATCAAAGCGGCGCAGATCGCAGCGAACGATCCAATCATGGAAGCTCGCGCTAAGCGTGTGCACGGCATCGCTCGTGCCGAGGCCGCTAAGCACATCGATTCCGGTGATTACTACAACTCGATCAAGATCAAACGAGGTCGAGGCAGAGTCAAAGACTGGATCATCTACACCGACGATCCGCTTGCGTTGTCTAAAGAATTTGGGCACGCAGGGCCAGATGGCGAGTGGATCGATGGTGTGCACGCTTTCGGCAAGGCACTCGGTGAGGGGTGATCGATGGCAGAGCACTATGCGGATCCCGATTATGTGATGGTCACAGCGCTACGAGAGCGACTACCAGACGAGGTGCGCGTGCAGTCTACAGCGGACACAAACACACCGCTGCAGGATGCCACAGTGCTCGTCAATGCTGTTACCGGATCCGGACTAGCTAACGCTAAACCGACAGCCGGGGGCATCTGGCAGATGCCGATCATGGTGCTGGCACGAGATCTCAATGCTGCACAACGGCTGGCCGGCGATGTGCTGGCCATCGTCGAGAACCTAGAGCGCACTCACGTTCCAGAGGCCGGCTACATCTCGACAGTCGATGCAGAGATCCTGCCAGTGCGATCGGCACCGTCAGAGGTCGCTAACTCAGCAAAAACATTCCATCAGTACAACATGCAATTTACCGTGCGGTTGCGACCGTACACAGTTATAGGAGGGGGCGCAGATGTCGCTCAACAGTAATGCAACGATCCTGCCGGGTCGTGGCACGGTTTTCTTCGGAGATCCGGACACAGCACCGCTGGACTACAAGACAGTCGATCCGATGGAGCCTACAAGCTACGAGGGCTGGGATCTACTAGGCCACACATCACGAGAGAACACTGTCGCACTGGCCAAAGATGGCGGCGATACGACACAGCATGGCTCGTGGTGGACAGCCTCGATGCGCGAGTCGTCCGAACCTACACAGTGGTCGTGGACTGTAAACTCGCTGCAGGTCGATCGCCTAACCCTCGGTCTGGCATGGCCAGGCGGCACCGTGCGCGATGGCGCATTTTGGGTGCCGAGCGAGGATCGTTCGATCGAAAAGGCTGCATTTATTCTGATCGAGGATGCATCGGCTCGCATGGGGCTTTACTTCCCGCGCACACCGATGAAGATCGGAGATGCACCAGAGATCGCAGTCGATGCACTGTTCGAGATCCAGCTACAGGGGTCGATCCTCTCGTCGAATGATACCGGCGATCGCATCGGCATTTTCCATCCGCAACTAGAAGATCAGCCAGCCGGCTAAGGCTGCATAACCTGCCTCGTTCCAGATAGTTATCGGTGCGAGGCCGCTACTGGAACGAGGCACCCTACGGGGTGCATTTTTTATGCGGTCTTGCATCACCGACACAATCTCAAAAGGAGATCTGCACAATGGCCTCGCAAGCTAATAAGACTCAAGATTCCAACGCACCAACACCGTCAGAAAAACTGCAAGAAGAAGTCGAGCCGACTGCACGGCTGGATCTGCTCGTGCCAGCCGGCAAGGTCACTAACTCGAACCGGCTGCGCTTTATCGCACGCCTCTCGCCTCTCATGGACGCACTCGATGGCCTCACCGACGACGAGGACGAGGACGATAACAGTCTGCTAGGGATGCCACCGGAAACAATGGAAGCGATGGCGGACTTTACCGAGTTCGTGTCTGAGAACTTTACCGAGTCCGAACAAGCTGCCGTCGAGCTTGAGTCCCTGGACTTCGAGATCTTTATTAAGACTGTTTTCACCTACTTGGAGCAGCTGGGGGAATTGATCGGCTCGTCCAGCTAATTGATCGCACAGGCGATGCGGTCGAGGGCGATTTGTGGGACTTTTACCGGATCGACATCCGCGACGTATTCCGCGCAACGCTCTCACCGCGTCGAGCCTGGATCTTTATCGAGCGACTAATGGACGAGCCTAAATCACGTCTACGAGCCGAGATCAATGGCGATCGATGGTTTGGCTACTCACGAGAGCTGCAGGCCATCGACGACGTTTATAACTTGCTCGGCTTACAGGTCCAAGTCTCTAGGGGCGTCAGGCGTCCAAAGACTGACCATTTCAAACAGCCACCGAACACACAAAAGAAGCCAGTCACAAACGTCGCAACGTTCAACATTTCCGGACTGGCAGCACAAATAAATCAGTGATGACTGTTAGGGGGCTGCAGTGTCCAATCAAGGGCAGATCGGGATCCGAGTTGTACCTAACTCGCAGAACTTTCGTCGAGATCTCAAGAAAATGCTGCAACGTGCAGAGCGCACGATCCAGCTCAATCTGCAAGTAAATCTCGATGGTGCTCGCAAGGCACTGGCAAAGCTACGTGCAGAGCTAAAAGACAAGCCTCTCAAGGTCGAGATGGAGCCGAACACCGGCACCAAGTGGAAAGAGGGCCTGCAGCGACTCAAGCGCGATCTGCGAGATCTCGATACCGATGTCTCGGTGTTCGCGGATCCCGATACCACCTACGCTCGCGCTCGCATCGGCTGGCTAACTCGTCCGCGCACTGTGATGATCTTTGCGCGGCTGGCCAGATCGTCGATGACGACGGTAGCCACACAGATCGCAGCGCTATCCGGTGCACGGCTGGCATCGGACTATCTGCGCAGGCTGCGAGACTCGTTAGAGAACCTGGATCGATCCCTGCCTCGGATCGCTGGTGTATCGCTGGCCATCACTAACCTGGCATCTGCTGCGATCGCGGCATCCGGTGGCATCATCGCATTAGGTAGCGATCTGGCTTCGATCGGTGGTGCTGCGCTCGCGCTGCCTGGCATCCTCGGTGGTGCTGCTGCCGGTATTACCACGATGGCACTAGCGCTTGCCGACATGGGCGAGCAGCTAGAGCACTTAGGGCCATTGTTTACGCAGCTGCAAGACGAGGTTTCGTCGAACTTTTGGGCGGTCGCTAAGGCACCGATCGAGGATATGGTGCGCAATGTGCTGCCAGCTTTCCGGACAGAGATGGCAGAGACATCGACCAATATAGGCGAGTTCTTTGCAACGCTGTCGCAGGCAGTGCAAGCACACGTGACAGCCGATGCGCTGGCACCGATGTTCGATAACTTGCGCAGCTCGATCGACATCGCAGCCGGCGCACTGGATCCGCTAATCGATGCGGTGATGACACTAGGCCAGGTCGGATCGGAATACTTGCCGAGACTGGCGCAGTGGTTTGTCGATATATCCAACTCGTTTAACGATTGGGTACAACGTAACACCGAGTCCGGCCAGATGTTTGTCTGGATCGACGAGGGGATCGCTGCGCTGCAGGATCTCGGCTCGGTGCTGGCATCGACTGTCCGGATCTTTAGCGGCATCAACAAGGCTGCAGAGGCCGCTGGCTCACAAGGGCTGGCCGGCTTTGCACAGTGGATGCGCGAGATCGCAGACATCGTAAACGGGCCTCGATTCCAAGAGGGCCTAACGACGATCTTCGAGGGCGCAGGCGCAGCCATGTCTGCACTCGGTGACGCGATGGGCGATGTCGGTGATGCGCTCTACAATATGCGAGATACGATCTCGACAGTGCTAGAGACTGCTGGCCAGACGGTCGGCACGCTAATCAGTGACATCGCAACAGCAGTACAGCATCCAGCTTTCCAGACTGGCCTCGTCTCGTTCTTCGAGGGGATCCAGGCAGGACTAGCTGCAGTCGGTCCAGCACTGCCGGCACTGGCTGCAGCTTTTGGCCAGGTCGGAGAGTTCGCAGGCCAGCTGGCAACGACACTAGGCCAGGTGCTAGGCGTAGCGATCCAGACGGTCGCACCGATCATCGGGCAACTACTGGCAGCACTGCAGCCATTGATCCCGATCCTCGGTGATGCATTGATCCAGATCATCGGTGCGCTCTCGCCTCTGCTCATGGCGCTGCCACCGATCATGCAGGCACTCGTCGCTGCGCTAACACCCGTTATCGAGGCGATCGGTCCAATCGTGCAGGCGCTACTGCCGGCACTGCTGCCATTGCTGACGATGGTGGCAGATGTGATCACGATGCTCTCGCCACTAATCGCCATGATCGCGCAGACATTTACCGAGGTCGCAGTCGCACTGGCACCGCTGATCGCGCAGCTGATCGAGGGCCTAGTGCCAGTCGTGATGCAGCTCGTCGAGGCGCTGCTGCCGATCCTCGTGGATCTCTGGACGCAGATAGCAGCAGTGCTGCCGACTCTGATCCCGCTATTTGGGATGATCGTCGAGTCGGTGCTGGGATTGGTCGAGGCGTTTGCACCGCTTATTATCCAGCTGATCGATATGCTGGCACCGATTCTTAGTGATCTGATCTCGTCGGTGCTGCCGGGGGCTGCTGCTGCGCTGCTCGCGGTGATCCCGCCAGTGCTGCAGCTAGTCGAAAATATAGCCGGTTTCCTGATCCCGATCATCGAGAGCCTGCTGCCGGTAGTGCAGACAGTTTTCGAGACTGTGAGTGGCATTATCCAGGGCGCGATGTCGGTGATCCAGGGCGTTATTAACGTCGTGATGGGCGTCATACAGGGCGACTGGTCGCAAGCCTGGGAGGGCATCAAGCAAATCGCATCGGGCGTCTGGCAGATCATCTCGTCTGTCGTATCTGGTGCGATTAACGCGGTGCTCGGCATCATATCGAGTGTGCTAGGCGTCATATCGTCGCTATGGTCGGCAGGATGGTCGGCAATAGGTAATCTGCTCTCAAGTGCATGGGATGGCATCGTCAATGCCGTGCGCAGCGGCGTCGATAATGTTGTCTCATTCTTCCAAGAGCTACCGGGTCGGATCCGCTCTTTCCTCGCATCACTGCCGGGGCGCTTGAAAACAATGGGCCGCGATATGATCACCGGACTAGCGAACGGGATCCGCAATGCTGGCCAGGCGGTAATGAACGCGATCGGCGGCGTCGTCGATGGTGCTATCAACTGGGCAAAATCCAAGCTCGGCATCGCATCGCCATCGAAAGTCTTTCGTCAATTTGGCGAGTGGACTGGCGAGGGCTTTGCAGACGGCATCAAGCGGCAGACGCGCAACGTGCGCAGCGCTGCAGATGTCATGGTCCGACAGACGAGCGATGCTTTCGATCGACGCAACCGACTAGCCGAGGCCGCTAACCGTGACCTAGAGCGGATGCAGCCTCGCATGGACGCAACAAGTCTGATCAGCTCGCAGGATCCCGGCTCGTCGTCGGTGGCCACACTGGAACGAGGCGCACAGCCAGCGACAACGATGGTTGTGCAGGGGCCGCTCGTGTCGGTCGAGTCGCTTACCGTCGATTCAGATGATCGAGTGAAACAACTATCGCAAGATCTTTACCGTCGTGCAGCCGATGCTGGACGAGCTAACGGCAAGATCAATCTCGGAGGTGCTGTCTCGTGAGTTTCGTTTATGGCGGCGTCGATACGCTCGACCTGCCAGGGGTGACGGCTACGCTGCGCACCTGGCCATCGTTAGGCGGTCTATCGATCGACACAACGAGCCAGCCGGGGGCCGAGGGCGTGATCTACGGCGGGGCGTCGAGGTCGTCGGTGCTGTTCACGTTTCAAGTGGACATCACCGGCGATACGCCTGCCGAGGTGTTTAGCCGGCGCGATCACTTTGTCGGCATCCTCGATCCCTCTCGTGGACCACGAGATCTAATCGTCGAG